GTATCTTTTTTCAGTATTTTTCTCATTTGTTGAAACAAATGCGAAGAATAAATCATATAATAAAGAGAAGCATCTGTTTTTGCATCGCACATATAGGTTTTGCGTGATTTCACACGACTATCATTTTCCAATTTTGAATCGAGTGTTTTGCAATATTTGGCAATATCTGAAAATTGTTTTTTCGGAAAAAAAGGATGAATTAATACTAAATCATCATCTTGATAACTCAATAATGTTTTTTTAAAATAAATATATAAAATAGCAAATAATAAAATAAATAGTAGACATGTTATTTTTATCCAGGCGTCCATAGTAATTAGAATAACAACATATTATTAATATGAAAATTGAAAGTATTTAAACTTATCCTGTTTCTATTATTATAAGATGGTAAATCTAAAGAACGACGATATTTTTAAGTGCGACGACAAGCTCATTTTCAATCCATACAATCCATTAAATAAAGAGATTACATTGAATGATGTTCAATGCATTCTAAAAAAATATGGAATACCTTTTCCAGTACATAATCTGGAATTGTATAAACGTGCTTTTGTGCATCGTTCTTATACAAAGCGCCCGCAACTAGAAAATGAAAAACAAAATATTTGTATTGTTGAAAAGCCACATGATTGCATTCCTTTGAAAACAAAATGTAATGAACGCTTGGAGTTTCTAGGAGATGGAGTATTGGAATTAGTGACGAAATATGCTCTTTATCGCCGTTTTCCAAAAGAAAATGAAGGATTTATGACGGAAAAGAAAATTGCGCTTGTAAAAAATGAAGCTATTGGTAAAATGGCGTATGATATGGGTATTCATAAACATTATATTATTTCCAAACATGCCGAAGAAAAAAATACTCGTACTAATTTGAAGAAGCTCGGTTGTTTGTTTGAAGCATTTATTGGAGCATTGTTTTTGGATTATAATAAAATCGAGGTGATGGATGACGATGCATGGTTTCAAAACGTCTTTGTAACCGGGCCAGGTTTTCAAATGGCACAAAAATTCATTGAAAACATTTTCGACGAACATGTGGATTGGGTAGAGCTTATTGATAATGATGATAATTACAAAAATATATTGCAAGTAAAAATCCAAAAAGAATTCAAGGTAACACCACATTATTTAGAACTACCATTAAGCGGACAAGAAGAAGGATATCGCATGGGGGTATATATTTGTTTAGGCCAACCCATTTTCCAAGTGGATACGAACGATGCAATTTCCATGAGTGATTTGGGAACATTTAAAGCAATTCATGATTATGTGGAAAAAAATGAAAAAATATTGGTTTTTATGGGGGAAGGATTGCATAAAATTAAACGCAAGGCAGAACAAATGGCATGTAAACGTTCCATTGACTATTTGGAGTAAATTGGATTAATCAGAGTAAATAATAATCATTTTCTATTATATGGAGCAGGTGTTGCAAAATTTAAGAAAGAAACCTAGACCACAGAAATTAGAAGCACAAGAAGTAAAAATGAAAAAAACGGAAGCACCTAAAAGCGAAATGCAAGAAATAGATGATGATATGTTAAATGAAATGTTAGAAGGTGAAAATAAAGAGCAACCAAAAGAAATAACTGAAAAACAAAAAGACGATGAAACAATTTACGAAGATGTTCGCGAAGAACATACCGAAGATGATTTTTCTGATTTTTTAGCATCTTTGCCACAAAAAGTAACTAATATCAGAGGCGATACTATTAAAAAGAAAGCAAGTGAAAAACCGAAAGTACAAATACAAGAACCAACTCCGAAAGAAACAATACAATCAAAAAAGGAAAAACCCAAAACAATGACTATTAAACGTGAAAAACGTCAACGTATAACTGAAAGAAAAGATGTAACAAAACCTGCAAAACACGAAGTATTTAGTGTTTCTTTAGATGAAGAAATTGTTGAAAAGATGCCGAAAAAAGAAAATTTAGTGGTATTAAAGAAGTCGTCATATTATTTAAACAATCGCGAAGTGTTTGTCAACTTCGTAAATCAAATGTTTAAAGATTATCGCAAGGAAGTATTAGATGATAAATCGCAATTGAGTTGTGATACAAGTGAACAATCCGAAGAATTTAAACTACTTACACATCAAAAAATAGTGCGTGAGTACATTAATTTATATTCACCATATCGTGGTTTATTAATATATCATGGTTTAGGTTCGGGTAAAACATGTAGTTCCATTGCCATTGCAGAAACGTTTCAACAATTGCATTCGGTGGCTTTGGCGGAAGGGACAACCAATGTGCGAAAAGTGGTAGTAATGACACCTGCTTCATTACGAACTAATTTTTTCGAAGAATTAAAGAAATGTGGTAATCCAATGTATCGCAAGAATCAATTTTGGGAATTTGTAGAAACCCGTGGTGATAGTTCAACTGAAAAGAAAATGTCTAGTGCATTAAGTTTACCAATATCTTTTATTCAAAAAAAACGTGGAGCATGGTTTGTGAATGTAAATAAACCATCTAATTTCGAAACATTGTCTAGTGATGAAAAGGTAACATTAGATGAGCAGCTGGATAATATGATACATCAGAAATACACTTTTATTAATTACAATGGTCTACGTAAAACACGTTTGAATGAATATACGCAAAATAATACAATTAACCCATTTGATAATAAGGTAATTATTATTGACGAAGCTCATAACTTTGTAAGTCGTATAGTGAATAAAATAGGCCGTGATAAAATGGAAGACCCGACATTTATGTCGATAATTTTATATAAATTATTGCTAACTGCAGAAAATGCACGTGTTATTTTATTGACTGGTACACCTATGATTAATTATCCAAACGAAATAGGAATTTTATTCAATATATTGCGTGGTTACATTAAAAGTTGGTCAATACCTTTGGTGCAAGACCAAGGAAATGTTCGTACTTATGAACAAAAATTAAAATCGATGTTTAAAAAGCACCAAATATTGGATACTATAGAAATAATAAATAATCAAATTGTTTATACGCGAAATCCGTTCCATTATACAAATAAATATTATGGTGAAAACTACAAAGGTGTGAAGAAGCAAGAAAGTGGACATATTATGACAGATGCTGAATTGAGTGAACAAGTATTAAAAATGTTACACGATGAAGGAATACACGTAGATGCTAAAAAAATTCGCGTTCAATACACAAAAGCGTTGCCAGATGATTTGGAAAATTTCCAAAAAATGTTTTTGGAAGAAAGTTCGGGTCAAGTCAAAAATACAGATATATTAAAACGTCGCATATTAGGATTAACATCATATTTCAGAAGTGCGCAAGAAGGGTTAATGCCTGATTTCGACGAACAAAAAGACACTCATATAGAACATATAGAAATGAGTAATTATCAGTTTGAAAAATATGAAGAAGCGCGTTTACAAGAACGTAAAGTGGAAAAGAAAAAACGTGGTCCAAAGAAAAAGGATGATTTATATCAGGATTCTACGTCGACATATCGTATTTTTTCACGTGCTTTCTGTAATTTTGTGTTTCCAAATCCTCCTGGTCGTCCAATGCCAAAAGAAGACGATACATTGCAAAGTGCAATAGAAAATATGGATGATGAAGATATGTTAGATGCTTCACGAGTAGACGAAAACATAGATGGACGTTTATTGGAAGATGAAATAGAGGAGCGCCAGTCAATTGCACGTGGAAGCAATTATGACGAACGTATAAAAGATGCATTGCAATTTTTGAAAATGAACGAAGAAAATGTATTATCGCCAACGGGTTTGCAAACATATAGTCCAAAAATGTTGAAAATATTCGAAAATATTGACGATGATAGTTTTGTAGGAAGTCATTTAATATATAGTCAGTTCCGTACATTGGAAGGAATAGGTATTTTCAAATTAGTATTGGAAGCAAATGGATTTCATGAATTACGTGTTCGTAAGAATGCGTCACAAGAATATGTATTGGATATTCCTACTGATAAAATAGTAAAAGGGAAAATGTTCACTCTCTATACGGGTACAGAAACACGTGAAGAAAAAGAGATAGTGCGTAATATTTTTAATGGGAATATGAAAGTATTATCAACCACATTGCAAAATCAATTAAGAGAAGTAAACGAAAATAATTTGCGCGGCGAATTAGTAAAAATCTTTATGATTACAGCATCAGGTGCAGAAGGCATTTCATTAAAGAATGTGCGATATGTGCATATCATGGAACCCTACTGGCATCCGGTACGCGCCAATCAAGTTATTGGTCGTGCGCGCCGTATTTGCAGTCATTCTGAACTACCAAAAGAGGAACAAAACATTAAAGTGTTTATGTATTTAATGAAATTTTCCAAAGACCAAATAGATAATTTAATGTCAGTAGAATTAAAAACGAATGATACAAGTCGTTATGATACTAAGAACAAAGACCCAATTAGTAGTGATGAATCATTGTATGAAATAATGAATGTAAAAGATGGAATTTCCAAACAATTATTAAAATCAATCAAAGAAGCGGCAATGGATTGTGCGGTTCATAGTAAATCAAAATCAGGAGAAGTATTAGAATGTTATTCTTTTGGAAATGAAACGGATCCAAAATTTTATTCTTATCGCCCAAATATTGAGAACGAAGATCGCGATGCTAATTTGAAAGCATTAAATAAGAAAAAGGAAGTATTTAACGCCAAACGCAAACGAGTAAACGGAGTAGATTATGCATTACGATATGATAATGGGAAGGCAACAAATAAATTATATGATTTGGATAGTTTCATGCAAGCAAAAACCAATCCAAATATAACGGCGCTATTAGTTGGATTATTACTAGAAGAAGACGGCCGCGAATATGTAGATTATAATGTCTGAATTAAAAAAGTAAATAGAAAAAAATGTAAAAATTGATATTAATTTGCAAAAGTAAATTAATATTAATCAAAATGGTAAAACTAGATATTGTAGATACTGGAAATATTGTAGGGAAAAGTGTAAAAAAACAAAATAGCAGGAAAGTCATACCTGACGAAACATTTGCAATAGATGTTGAAGAAAACACGATAAATTGTGACGATGATGATTGTATATTACGTTATTTCGTAATATCAGGAGTTGTAATGTTTATTGGTGTGGTAATATTATTAGTATTGTTTGTTTAGAACAACAATTCAAAATTCTTTTTTTTTATATCAACTAAAAAAGGTCGACCAGTAGGTATTTCGCATAATTCTATATTCATTGAATCATAGATCCCCAGATGAACAAACAAAGCCCGAATCGTATTTCCATGGCTAACAACCAAAATATTTTTATTATCGTTAATCAATGGGCAAATTTCATTATTAAAATAGTTTCCGCTTCTTTTAACTACATCTTCGAGTGATTCGCCGTTGGGTGGTTTATCGTAATAACCACGTCTCCATTTATGCAATTTAACAGAACCATATTCGTCCAAAATTTGTTGTTTATTTTTTCCAGTTAGGTCGCCATAATCGCGTTCTTGAATAGCATTATTAAATACCATTTGTTTCATTGGTACATATTTGTGTATCTGTGAAAGAGTATGTGAAGTTCGCGTTAAATTACTAGAAAAAGCATAATCAAAATCAGTGTTTAATTTTTGAATTAATTGTCCAGCTTGATTCGCTTCCTGTATTCCAACATCACATAATGGAACATCATGCCAACCAGTGAATTTATTTAATTTATTCCAAGATGAACGTCCGTGTCTTAACAATACAAAATTAGCAGTCATCATATACAACAATGATATTAGCATGGAAAATAATAATTAATGTAATGATTATTTTTCTAAATATTTATGAAAAGATTATATTTATTCTTTGCCAATATTGGAAATTGTTTTAATAGCAGAATCAGGTGTCACGGAAATGGAATCTATTCCTTGTTCGATAAGAAAATTGCAAAATTCGATACTATCGGATGGTTGTTGTCCGCAAAAACCAACCTTCACGCCATGTTCTTTATAAGTTTTAATAGCCATTTCAATCATACGTCTATAACTTAGATTTTCATCATTAGATAAATGAGTAATGCGTTCACTATCGCGGTCGACACCTAATGTAAGTTGCAATAAATCATTACCTCCGATGGAAACACCATCAATCAACGGACTAAATCGATCTGCTTCAATGACGTTAGAAGGAATTTCACACATCAAATAAATTTGCAATTCGTTCTCTCCACGAATTAATCCATAACTTTTCATTTTTTCAATAACTAATTCGCATTCTTTGGGTGTTCGACAAAAAGGAATCATGACAATAATATTTGTCATTTTCATTTTTTCGCGTGCATATTTGATGGCCTGGCATTCTAATTCAAATCCTTTTTCATATTCAGGTGAATAATATCTAGATGCTCCACGCCATCCAATCATTGGGTTTTCTTCATTGGGTTCATATAAGTTTCCTCCAATTAAATTTCTGTATTCATTTGATTTAAAATCGGATAAACGGACAACAACATCATTAGGATAAAACGCAGATGCTATTTTTGACATGCCGCGCGCAAGACGTTTAACAAAATACCATTTACCATTATGATGGTCATTTCCAAGTTCTTCGTATACTTGTTGTTTTACTTCTTCGTCATTTATTTTTGGATAATCACACAATGCCAATGGATGAACTTTAATATAATTGCTTACAATAAATTCCATGCGTGCCAAACCAACACCACTATTTGGTATCATCGAGCTAATAAAGCTATTTTCGGGATTACCAACATTTAACATAAGATTGACCGGTAATTTCAAATCGCGATTTATTTGAATCTTTTCGATTTCAAAAGATAATTTACCTTCGTAAATAATTCCAGTTTCACCATTGGAACAATTAATAGTAACTTCTTGATCATTCTTTAAGACAGAATTAGCATCACCAGTACCAACAACAGCATTCAGACCTAACTCGCGGGCAACAATAGCTGCATGACATGTTCGTCCACCTTTATTGGTAATAATCCCAGATGAAATTTTCATTAATGGTTCCCAATCGGGAGTAGTCATTTCAGTAACTAAAATATCTCCTTCTTGAAATTCTTTGTATTGCTTCATAGATTCCAGAATTTTCACTTTACCGCTACTAATTTTATCACCAACCGAAACACCATGAATTAATTTTTTTCCTTGTTCGGTTAATTTATATTTAATTAATTCAAGATTATCTCGTTCGTTGCTATGAATTGTTTCTGGACGCGTTTGAATAATATAGATTTTATGGTCAATACCATCAATTGCCCATTCAACATCTACACCAATATTTTTTCCAAATATTTTGGAATAACTTTCTTCCAATAACAATACATAACGTCCTAGTGCGGTAACCTGATTATTGGTAATACTATAACTACTTTGCTCATGTAGATTAGTATCTACTTCCTTTACACCATTTCCTGCATCATCATAAATAATCTTGGTCATTTTATGACCTTTGTTTTTAGTAATAATCGGGTCACCATCAATATGACGTAAAATGCGTTTATCTAAAATGATTTCATCTGGTTTTACACCACCTGAAACAACAAGTTCACCCAAACCAAAAGACGAGTTCACAACAATCGCTTTATCAAAACCTGTTTCCGGATCAATAGAGAAAGCAACACCCGCGGAACCAATATCAGAACGAACCATTTTTTGGATGGCTACCGAAATTTTAACATCTTTTAGTTCAATATTATGTGTTTTGCGGTAAGAAATAGCACGTGCATTGAATAAAGATGCGAAACAATCTTTCACTGCTTCAATCAATGAAGTTGATGATTTAATGTTTAAATAAGTGTCTTGTTGTCCTGCAAACGATGCATTCGGTAAATCTTCGGCAATCGCACTAGAGCGAATGGCAACTTCCAATTCATCACGACCAACGTGAAATAGATCACATAATTCATAATAGTTTTTGATAATGGAGTTAGTTTGCTCTTCGTTTAATTGACCTTTACTTACCAATTCTTTTAATTCGTTGGAACATGTTTCCAATTCATCTAAATTGGATGTATTTAAATTTACTAATTTATTTTCGATTTTTTCATGTAAATTATTTTGATGTATAAATTCATCATATAAAGTAGTGGTAATGGCAAAACCATCGGCAATATCAAAAGTAATATCACGTGATAAATAATAAAGTTCTCCCAAAGAACTACATTTTCCACCAACCAAATGTTTGTTTTTATATGAGCAATCTTTGAACCATAAAACATAATTTATGTTTTCCATATAGTAAATAAATAGGAAAAAAATAACAAATATAAACTAAAGGAAATTATTCTTCGGTGTTATTGTGAATATTTTCGATAGTATTTTCAATATTTTGTTCAATATCTTGCATTTTTTTTTCTTGATTAGCATTAATATTTTCAAGCATTTTTTCTTGAATTTCACTCATGTGTGCTTTCATTTCTTGTTGTGTTTCTTCCAGCACTTCAATGCGCTTAATTAAATTTTGAACAATTGCATTTTCTTCGATCTGATTATATTTCATTTTTTCATTACTATCTTCATGGGAACTATTTGTTTCTTTTATTAATGGTTCACTATCTACAACTTCTATCTCTTTTATTAATAGTTTATTATCTACAACTTCTATTTCTTTTATACCATTGCTGATGTCGGTTTCATTATTTGTTTTCTCTTCTTGCTTATCAAACACGTCATAAGAACGTTCTTTCATTTTTTCGTGAATAAGTGAATCTACATTGCTAATTGGCTCTTCTTTAATGTTATCGCCAAAATCGATTGCATCTGGAACGTGAATTTTCATATATTTAGTAAACTCACCTTGTCGTTTTTCCAAATTGTTTTCAAATTCGCTACGTTTTTGCTTCTGTATTTCTTGATGTGTCAATACTTTTGGGTCAACTATATTATTTTTAACATTATCCGATAAAGTGTTCATTTTAATAGAATTTAATTGTTCTAACATGGATGAAATAAATTCTTTGTTCAATTCCATTAATGGTTTATTAGCGGTGGTTGTTTGATTCAATGTTGTATTAAAAATAGTAATTACATTGTTATATTGTGTATTTGTTAAACCTCGAAAAGCATTATTATCGCGTAAAAGTTCCCATAACATTTCTTTATTTTCATTACTATTCATTTATGTAAAGTATCACCAATATTTTATATTGTTTTTTGTGCGTTTTGAATTTAATAAACATTTAGATGAATTTTTTTTACACGTTTAATATATAATGTCAAGTTGTGATATTCAAACAAAGAATAAGGTAATGAGTGTTTTAAATAAACAAGAACATAAAAACACCATTTCTAAAATTAATGATTTAGTAAATCAAATTCCATGTGATATTCATCAACGTGGTGGTGGCATGACAAATGCACAATATGCACAATTACTTGCTTTAATCATGTCAATAATCGTGGCAATAAATGCTGTAATGGAAGTAAAGGAGATTCAATCAGCACAATGTGATTTACCAACAATGATTCTGAACTCATTATCACAATCGCAATATTGTACAAATCAATCTAATGCATTAAATAATGCTATAACAGCTTCTGTAGCTAAAGTAACTGGAGCAGCAGGACTTGGAATTGGTAGTTACTTGCTATCAGAAAATAAAAAAGTAGCAGAAATAGAAGACGCTCAATCAACTGGAGGAAGAAGAGTTAGAAAATCTAGAAAATCTAAAAAATCCAGAAAGGCAAAAAAATCTAGAAAATCTAGAAAGGCAAAAAAATCTAGAAAATCTAAAAAATCTAGAAAGGCAAAAAAATCTAGAAAGGCATAATTTTTCAAATGTGTGAAGTTGTTTTAATTTTGATATAATAATTCATATCAAAATTAATTTTGTATATTTTATAATGATGTATTAAAATACTCTTTGCGACATTTATGTACTTCGTCATCGGATAATCGTTTGGATAAAAATTGTTCCCATGTCTGTTCTTCTTTTAACATAGTAATAATAAAAAATAGGCAGTACATACCACATTCTGTATTTTTACGTTGGTGAACTATTTTATCATTATAACCATAATGAATAGAAAGATTTAATTTTTCACCTTGTTTTAGAATACATTTCACAAGTTTATTGATTTCTGTAGGTATTGGATTATTGTTGCTAGTTTTTACGCTATCAAAATAATACAAATATTTTTTTCGCAGATTTAAGTACATTGCCACCCAATGAGAACCACCTTGTTTATGTTTATCCAGATTAAATATAATACCTATTTTGCATTTACCATGTTTTATTTTATCTTCTAAATTAAAATTAACTAATTCGGGCCATACATATTCAGTATTTCCAGTATAACTATCTTTTTCATAATAATCGATGGGTGAAGGTCCGATAAATTCAAAACATTTATACCGGCGTTCGTATTGTTTCATTACATCTTGAATATCGCTTGATGATAACCATGCTCTGTCGTTTGATATCCAAGTTGGAGGATGACTGGGAGCAAAAGAGTTAACCAATTCGCGCCCTAACTTACTCGGAATAAATTCTCGTCTTAACCAACAAGATTCTTTATTGCAAACATTATGATATTTATATCTTAAAAAATCCCATATTTCTTTAGGGTTCGTTGTTTTAATTGGGTCATCTTTATGACGTTTATTGTAAGCATTTTTCAGATTTTCCAAATCATCTTTATCATAACATGTGAAATCAAATTCATTATCACTTAATGGACTACAAGATAATTTTTCAAATTTTTCATTCGTTTTGGACATAGATTATCAATAGAAAAAATATTTACTAGAATAAAATAATTATATCGCCATAATTTATAGATGGTATCAATTCTAACGAAAACAATAAATAGTGGAAATATTGATAATTTAAGGAAAATGCTTTTTACACCTAATAAGTTTACAAATGCAGATATAGATAATTCTATAATGGAATTAAAGCGAAAAAAGAATTCAGCAATACTTGATATAAATAATACAATAAGTGATAAAACATTTAATAAAATGATAGAAATGTTGACTGATTATAAAAATTCAAAACTTGTGGATAATAAAATGCAACTAGACACACATAGATATATGCAATCTTATTTAGTGGGTGGAAAAAAGAAATCAAGAAAACTACGCTCGAATAAAAGACGAACAAAGAAAAGAAAACATAAGAAAAAAAACACCAAAAAACGTCGCAAATAGTTTGTTCAAATGGGAAAAGTGTTATTTATCTAAAAGGTCAGAATTATTAGTAAGTCCATATACAATCTCTATGTATTTTTCCATAGCATGCCCTTTTGACATGTTTTCCTTTGATTTCCAAGCATCCCACATTTTACGACCTCGCATATTTAAAATAGATGGCTTCGAAAATGCTATGTTTCCTTCACGCGCTTGCTTGAAGTATCCATATAATTGTACTAGTAATGTATCGTTTATTCGGTTTAAAATACCTCTTACTAAGTATGCTGCTATATTAAATCTCTCTTCCAATGTCATTCTATATATATATATGACAACTGAATATATAGGAGTAAAATACTAATTTTTACATTGTTTATTTTTGAAATCGTTACGCTGATAACGTGTTGAATTGTTAAAAGCTTCATTGTCATTAAAATCAGGTTTATTTGTTTTCATTTCCGGAACACTAAATAATAATCCATGTTGAAAAGGTGGTGGTAATTTTTGCAAAGGGTAAGAATACATGTTACTATCAGTGGAAGGGACATATTCACGTTGATCACATTTTTGTAAAGCAAATGTGGTATTGCGTAATTTTGTTTCAGTATCTACATTGTTGGCAAACCCACTCCATGGAGCTTTAGAATTTCCAGGATAAAATTGTTTTTTATTATCATAAACATTATGTATGGCTAATGGTTCATTGGCAGGTCTGCGAACATTTACAACCGGCATTTTTACATATTTGGTGGGAGTAGGTCGGACATTAATATTTGGTTCCAATGGTCTATCAGTAGTATTTCTTTCAAACATACGCTGATTTATTTCGTTATTGCGTTCATCATTCCGAATGCAAACGCCATTTATTACATTATACATACGATTCATATACTAATTAAATAGAAAATAAATTAGTATATGCATTTTTAATTTTATGAATTTACATAGGAAGTGAAAATACACACATGCTATAAAGCAATCTACTTTGGAAATATAATACGAAAGAATGAAGTATACTCATATACAAAGGAGTATTATCTTTATCCTTTGAGCTAAATAATCTAAATGTGACTAAACCTATTGAACCGATAAAAACAAGAAAAAAGAACATCATTAAATAATAAAAATAGTTACAATATTGTGCGTCAAAAGGACTGAAAAATCCTGACCCATTCGAATTAGAAGATTCTTCAAACATTATATAATATAACACAATATATTTTTGAAACACGATTAAAGATATTTAATAGTATAATTTATGTGCGGTATTTTTGCCTTAATGTGTAATGCTGATGAAAGTGTCATTGAAAAAGAGTTTATGAAAGGAAAACATCGTGGACCTGAATATTCATCTTTGAATAAAATAGATATCGTAAATTCAAATAATAATTTTTATTTAGGATTTCATCGTCTGGCCATTAATGGATTAAATATTGGGTCTCATCAACCAATATATTATAATAATATTCAACTTATTTGTAATGGTGAAATATACAATTATAAGCAACTTTATAAAATGATGAATGTTACTCCTTCTACCGATTCCGATTGCGAAGTAATAATTCATCTATATTTACGTTACGGCATCGAAGAAACACTGCGGATGTTGGATGGAGTATTTGCCTTTATTATTTATGATAATAGTGAAATACAAAATCCTAAATTAGTTGTTGGTCGAGATCCATATGGTGTACGACCTTTATATAAAACATATTCGAAATCAATTAAAAGTTTTTGTGGTTTTGCGTCTGATATGAAAATGTTACACCGAATATGTCAGAAAGAAGGAAATATAGAAATCGAATATTTCAAACCAGGTAGTTATTCAGTGTATAAAATAGAAGATCAATGTTGGAAAGCTGAAATAAGCGAACAACCTTATAATATGATTACGAATACATTTTTAGGTGATGACAATCTAGTGACCATTGAAGAAATAGAATTTAATCTTACTCGTTTTTTGATTTCAGCGGTAAAAAAACGCGTCGAAACAACTGAACGACCAATTGCATGTCTATTGTCAGGTGGCTTAGATAGTTCGCTTATATGTTCTCTTGTGAATCGTGAAGTAAAAATGAAAACGGGTAAAACAATAGAAACATATTGTATAGGATTCAGTGGTTCGGATGATTTGAAATATGCACGCATTGTTGCAGATTATTTGGGCACACAACATAATGAAATTATAGTAACAGAAAAAGAAATGTTAGATGCAATACCTCAAGTAATTTATAATGTGGAAACATATGATACAACAACAATTCGCGCAAGTGTTGGAAACTATTTGGTTGCAAAATATATAAGTGAACATAGTGAAGCAAAAGTGATATTTAATGGTGATGGTGCAGACGAATTAATGGGTGGGTACCTATATTTTCACAAGTGTCCTGATAGCATTGAATTTGATAAAGAATGCAAACGTTTGATGACAAATATTCATAGTTATGATGTGTTACGATCAGATAAATCTATTTCTTCAAATGGTTTGGAAGCGCGAACACCATTTTTAGATCGTTATTTTGTGCAATATTATATGTCTATTCATCCAAACATTAGAAATCATAATTATTTGGGAAAATGTGAAAAATATTTGGTAAGAAGCGCATTCTCAAAGGTGAATTTTGATGGGAAAGCATTAATGCCACGTGAGGTTTTGTGGAGAACAAAGGAAGCATTTAGCGACGGGGTTAGTAAGCAAACGCGTTCGTGGTATGAGATAATACAGGAACATATAGAAACAATCGATTCAGAAAATAGTTTCCTATCAGATCATTATTATTGGAATAAGCCAATTACAAAGGAGCAACAATATTATCGATATATTTTTGAAAAACATTACGAAGGACGTTCAAATATAATCAAATATTTTTGGATGCCAAAATACGTTGATGCGTTGGATTCAAGTGCACGAACATTAGAAATTTACAATGATGTAATGCAAAACATGTGATCGGATAGTGAAAAAATATTACTATAATATAATAATGAAAAACATAGAAGGATTTTATTATATTATACTTTTTACAACGTATTTTATATATATAACATCATTTATTGGAATAGCATCATTTGCACCTGAATATTTAGAAACATTGCAGACCACATTTAATGTGTATATTGCTACAATTTTATTATGGCGTTTTCATCCTTGGCGCCAATATAAATTAAATCCATTTGATCAAAAAATAATTTTCAGCGCTGCTATTTTTATGTTATCTTCCACATCACTTACCAGTGTAACAAGAATATTCAAAATTCCAAAAAAAATTCTTGAAGACACATCATAATTGTTTTACCAATAATAATATCTATCTCATAATCTTTTTGTGTCTTGTGATGGTATTTAACATTAATAAAAGCATTTGCTATATTTTTGATTAAATATTTTTGATTAATTGTGCCCAATAATTTGGATTTAACTAATCTTTCTACCATCGTAGAGTAATGAAGTGATGAAACATATGGTACGATATCTAAATAATATACATTATCGTCAGTCATTTCATCATAATATACATCATCAATAAAACATATTTTAGCTTCTTTAGGCAATCGCGTAGTACGCAATAAATCTCTATACGTTTTATTATGTGTACTACGCATTGGTTCTATGACGCGTCCATTAATCATAAATGCATATATAATTTTTGTAAAAATAGGTCGATTCAGTTTATATTCAAAATAACGTTTTATTAATTGTACCCATTCTTTTGGTCCTTGATTATTTGTGTATATCATAATTGTAACATTATATTCTTCTTTAACATCTAGAATGTATTTTATGATAGAAAATATTTTAGGACGTAATAGTTCTGGATATAAGTCCAACATATCACAAAATAACTGGAAAGATATGGGTTGTTGCATATAATTTTGCAGTGTGTAATAAAACAAGCCAAAGTTTTGAAAAAAACCCAATGTTTCATCTAAATCAAAAACAATCACGTGTTTGTTATGTGTTTCTAGCATAATATATGTAAATATTATTAAATTCGCAAATATAATAAATCAAATAAAATGTTACACTAATATATGGAGCAACTTTTAACTCACGATGATTATAAAAAGGTTTTAGATTATTATGATATCCCAATGCCCAAAACCAGAATGAAAATGAAAACAGCAGCCGAGAATATTTTAGCCAATAAATTATGCAGATGTATTAAAAAAGTGAAAAAATCGCGCAAGGAAAAAAATGAACGTATACCTACTGGTATTTGCCGTGACTCTGTAATTCATCAAAAAAAATTAGATATATATCAATTTAAATGTGAAAAAAAACCTAGTTTAAAAAATTTCAAAGGAAAAACATATAAAATACGTAAGCGTGCAAAATTCGTCAAAACGCGAAAAAATAAAAAATGAGAGGAAATAAAAAAAATGCATAATATATGGATAGTAAAACAAAAAGTTCTTCGAGAAAAAAATCTAAAACTAAATCATCTAATAAAACTATGAAAAAAACATCTAGTTCAATAGAAAATAAAAAACGTTACAATGAAGATTTTTCAAAAATATTAAGTGAATTAGAAACCATATTAATGCGCCAAGGAGAACCTTTCAAAGCACGTGCATACAAAAAAGGCGAAGAAACAATATTAACTATGAACGAAGACATCAATACTTATAAACAATTAGAAGGTAAACCTGGAATGGGTAATGCAATTTTAAAAAAACTGAAGGAATTTGAAGAAACTGGTAAAGTTGGTTATTTAGAACGCGAACGTGTAAATCCTATAAATATATTTACTCAAGTACATGGAATAGGAATTAAAAATGCTAAAGAAATTATTGAAAAGGGTATTACCACAATAGAGGAACTTAACAAACATCCCGAAATGCTGAACAATGTTCAAAAAAAAGGATTAAAATATTACGAGGATTTAACACATCGTATTCCGCGTGATGAAATAGAAGTATATGATAAAGAAATACAAAAGGTATTTGATACAATATTTGAATCACAAAAAGATGATGTGTCATTTGAAATAGTAGGAAGTTATCGTCGAGGCGTTGCAAGTTCAGGAGACATCGATTTAATTATTACTTCCAAATTAGATAATAAGAAAGTATTTGCTGATTTCTTAGACGGGTTAATAAAAGAAAAAATTATTATAGAAGTATTAAGTCGAGGTAAAGTAAAAAGTTTAACTATTGGTCAATTAGACGGAAAAAAAGCTCGCCGCTTGGATTTTTTATATGCTCCACCAGATGAATATGCATTTGCTGTTTTGTATTTTACAGGTTCAAAAGCATTTAATACCCTTATGCGTCAACATACTCTTAGCAAAGGTTTAACATTAAATGAGCATGGAATATACAAAATAGAAAATAAAAAGAAGGGTGATAAAATCAGTGGGACATTTTTAAGTGAAAAGGATGTTTTTTCTTATTTAGGTTTGGAATACAAAACTCCCGAACAGCGAAAAAATGGAAATGCTATTGTAAAACTTAATGAAAAATCAAATGAAAAATCAAATGAAAAATCAAATGAAAAATCAAATGAAAAATCAAATGAAAAATCAAATGAAAAATCAAATGAAAA